GCTGTGCGGTTTCCTCGGCCCACCCCCCCCTAGGGAGGACCCAAGCGCTTGGCGCGTCACAGCCTGCGCCCAGTGAACCCAGCGAGGGCGGCGTCGATGCCCGCCGACGCCGTGCGCACGAACGACTCGTCGATGGTGCGCTGCGCGGTCACGTGAAAGCGCAGTCGCGCCTTGAGTCGGACGCTCGGGACGAGCTTGTAGAGCAGGTCGGTACGGGCCCCAAAGCGCACACCCTTCACCCTGCCCGCTTTCTTCTCCTTCACGAGAAACGTGCCGTTCGGCGTGGTGATCTTGCGCACCTTCGGATCGCTTCGCAGTGTCGAGATGCGCAGACCCTTGGCCACGACCGTGTCTGGTGTTGGCTTAACGGCCGGCAACGGGATCGCGACCGAGCGACCCGACATGGGCGCCTTAACGCTGTCCTCCTCAAACTTGGCCAGCATATCGCGTGCAGGGTTCACACCGAACGCCGCGCGCGGTCGAGCGTTGGTCGCGAAGTCTTGAGGACTCTGCCGGAAGATGGTCTTCCGTACATAGTCGGGACGCCGAAGGGTGAACCCCGTGGTTAGGGAATCCTGCACGGCCCTCTGACCATCGTCGGCCAGCTTGTTCAGGGTCAGGGTCAGCGCACGGGGGGCCAGCCGGCCGATCTCTTTGAGCGCCCGCTTGATCTCCTCGTGCCCAGTCACGTTGATCGAGATGTCCACAGTCACGCCCCCTGCTGTCTTTGAGTGATCGTCATCACGCCGCTGCCCTCTGGAAGTTATCCACATCGACCACCAGTCGGGCCGATGTCCCGTCATCCACCCGCTCACAGCTCACGCGCGCCACACTGGCGTCGTCGCGGTAGGCCAGGCCACGGAGCAGGTCGAGCGTGCCCTTGATTCGGTTGTCCACATCGCCGCTACGCTGTGATCGGTGCCACGTGATCGCCACGGACAGCTCGCCGTCGAGCGGCACGACGTGCCGGAAGATCAGGGCTGCGGCCTTGGTGTCGGCCGCGGCGCCGTCTGCCTTGTAGTTCCGGCCCTTGCCGGTGCGCCAGAGCCGATTGGCCGACGTGACCACCGGCATGGTGAACCGCCAGCCGCCGCGCGGGCTCATGGCCACCGTCGCCTCGGTCCACGTAAGCGGCGCGGCCCGTTTGGCCGTAGTGGCCTTTCTGCGCGATTTGGGCGCTGTGTCCTTGCCTTGCCCCGTCTTTCGCGGTTTCGGGGCAGGGCGGGGCGATTGTGGGCGTTTGGCGGCCATCACGCGGCCACCTTGGTCGTGCCATGCACGATCATCATGGCGCCGTCGGTGCGTGCGACGGGGTCATCGTGATGGCGCCGCGCGTTCTCGGCGAGGGCGCCGATCTTCTTACCGAGGTCGGCCACGCTCAGGAACGGCGCCGAGCGTCCCTTAGTGACGAGCCCGCAGTAATCTCGCAGGCCCATCACGATGGCCCGGTGCGGCACGTGGTGCGCATCGTCGGGTGGTCGGAACATGGGCCCAAGCGTGGCGATGAGCTGGCCGACGTTGACCACGCCGAGCTTGGCCTTCCACACCGTGATGCATTCGGAACGGTCAGCCGACGCGAATGCAGGGTATTTCACGTCGTCGCTCACCTCCCCAGGGGCGCGGCGTGCGCGTTTTGCACGCTGCACATGGTCGTTGGTTCTGGTCGTTGGTACTGGTCGTAGGTCGTTGGTATGTAGCGTCGACGTGTCGACGACGTGTCGGCGATCATTCGTCGACGTGTCGACGACGACTCCACGAATGGCGTTATTGCGGGCTTGTGTTTCCTGACCATGCTTTCGCCTATTGCATTGCAGGCAAAGCAGTTGGAGGTTCTGGTCCTCATCTCCGCCGCCATCGGCCACCGCCTTGATGTGGTCGATCTCGGCGAGGTTTGGGGCGGCATCATACTTGTCGGCCTTGTACCGCTTGCACGTCACGCCACACGCGCAGCATAACCCGCCATCCCGCGCAAAGATGCGGTCCCGTGTCGATGCCAACAGCGCCTTCCGCTTCCGGCGATCAGTGGACAGCTCGGACGGTTCCGGCGCTGTAATCGGAGGGAGCGCCGCAGCCATGTTGGGCTTGTCGATCTTCTGGTGCCGCGACCAGTTCGCAATCTCAAGAACTCGTTGCCCGCTGTCTGTCAGACCAGACACCACGCGGCCGGCCTCGGATAGCAACTCCAAAGCGTCCGCGCACGTGTCCTCAGTCCACGGGAACACAAATGCGTCGATCATCTTCACATTGTGGACAACTCGCCCCGTGTCGTCGGCCATGCTGATGAGGCCCAGAAACACTAGGCGAGTAAGCGGGGACATCGGCCCCAGCTTCTCGTCCTGCCAGAACTCCGGCTTAATCGTCCGAATACGCGCCACTAGGCCACCCTCCGGTTCGACGGCGAGCCCAGCGCAATCCCGTGGTCCGCCGCGAACACGTCGCGGCTGTCGTCGTTCGGCATATCCATGATGTGTCCCCGCACGTATTTGAGCTTGATCGACTTGTCGCGGGACGCCCCGCCGTACCTCAGCTTCATGCCGGACACCTCCATGACATCCGGCAGCACGATGCTGGACACGTCCCGGCGTCCGGCCCGCACCTCTTGGATCATCTCGCCGTCCGCGGCCGGGTCGAGCACGCGCGAGAGCCCGAAGATGTTGGCCGCCATCTGCTCCTTCTTGCCCTTGTTGTAGAGCCAGTCCACGGACGGCCGGCGGTAGTGCGCCAGCGCGTCCCCCCCCGTGCGCGAGCTGTTGAGCTGCGTGAGCAGAATCATGGGGATGCTCAGGTGCTTGGCCGCGCGCAGGGCCATGGACTGCATGGCGTTCGACAGGGCGATCTCGGGGCCGGACTCGCCCACGTCGTTTTCGGCGTGGTCCATATGGTCGACGATCACCACGTCCGACTCCTGGAGCTGGGCGACGTGGAGCGCCCGCGCGAAGCTCTTGGGGGTCAAGGCGTCGATGGGCTCGATGCGCAGCGATTCGAGCAGCGTGCGGTCCTCGCGCATGAGACGGTACGCCACCGATAGCTCGTCGTGCTGGGCCTTGGCCACCGTGTCGCCCTGTTCGACGCGGTCCCGCAGCCGCTTCGACAGCGCGTCGTCGGCACTGATGCCGCAGTCAAGGCACGCCAGGCGCGTGAACGTCTCGCCGGGGTCGGCTTCGAGGGGCAGGTACGTCACCTTTTTGCCCTGCACGCGCAGGAAGTGCTGCAACAGATGGGCGGCGAACGACGTCTTGCCGTTGCCGGGGAACGCCGCGATGTAGGTCAGGCGCCCCGGCACGAGCGGTCCCGCGAACTCGTTCATGGCACGCCACGGCCACCGGATGAGGCTCGCCGTGTCCATCTCGTGCAGCCACTCGGCGTAATCGAGCGCGGCCTGCCCGATGATCCACGGGTCGCGGCCCACAAGCGCGTGGTGCGCGACGCAGTAGGCCGGGTCTCCATCGACCCACCCGCGCTGGGGCAGGTCGACGGGGTTGGAGCAGAACCGGCAGAGCAGGGTCGGCCGGCTCATGCCGCCCCGTCGAACAGCATGGGCGCCGTGTCATCCTCACGCGGCGCCCGAGGCTCCGCCGCCATGTCGATGCGCGCCGCCGGATCGAACGCGCGCCGCGCCACGCCGGCCAGATCTTGCAGGAGGCGCGCAATCACGGTCCGCTCGCCGATGGTCAGGTGGTGCCCGCGCATGGTCAGACGGGACGCGACCATCTCGGCCGCGGTGATGGCGGTGCGGAGCTCTCCGTTGGTGGTGATGCTCACGCGGCCACCTTCTGCCGGCCGCGCTGCTTGAGCACGTGGGCGAGCTTCGCCGTGGTCAGGATCAGCGCCTTGATCTCGTCCGGCGCCTGGTCGTAGCCCAGCCGATGCCACCGGCCACCGCTCAGGCGCGGGAGCAGGGCACGCGGGATGGCGACCCAGTTCGACGCGGCCGTGTTGCGTCGGTTACCGTCGAGGCTCTTGAGCGCGTGGCCCTCGGGCAGCGGGCCGTTGACCGCTTCCCAGTTGACGATGTGGGATTGCCGCCAGTTGACGGTCCACGAGACCATAGTCGCGTCGCCGACCTTGGTGAACTCGTAGCCCTTGATGATCCGAGTGCTGCCCAACGGGCGCCAGTTGCGGGGCGACTGCGCCTTCTTGAACTGCGTCGTGCTCATGCGACCGGGGGACCAGCCGGCCGGCCGTTTGATGCCCTTGTTCAAGGCAACCTGCCCCCGACGGAACTGCGTCGACGCGCCGATCATGGCCCCACGCTGAAGACGGCCCGACGCGGCGGTGGCCAGATATTTGGGGCATTTGTTCAGCCCAAGGGTATAGGCCCGCCGGGATACGGACGCGGGCGACCTCTGCAACTCGGCCGCGAGCTGCGCGGTCGGCATATGCGGGAATCGTTCACGCAGGATGGCATCGTCGTCGGCCGAGAACTGCTCCCGTCCCGTCGTCCAGCCGTGGCGCGTACAGAGTGCCTTAATGTGGGCCACGCTCACATCCGACCGACGAAACCGGGCCACAAACGCCTCGCGGATCTCGCGGCGGGGCAGATCGCGCCGAGCCGCGACGAACAGCAGCTCGGCTTGGCTGTATGCAATACGGCCGCCGTTCATGCCGCCGCCGGCAGCGCCATGGTCGACGGCAGGGCCTTCTGCATCCCGCCGCCGTGCAGCGCGATCAGCTTGGCCCCTTCCAGCTGGAGGCTCGCCGTGTCCACGATCCGGTCCGCCACCTGCACGACGGACGTGGTGCGCTGGATCTCCTGCGCCAGCGCGTCGCTGGTGAGCGTCTCGTCGGTCAGCCGCTCGAGCTGAGCAAACAACATATCGTTGAGGTCGGACAGTCGGTTTTTCATGCGGCGCCCTTCATGGGGTGGGAGAAGTCGGGATCGAGCAGCGGGTGCGTCGGCGCCGCCGCGGGAGGGGTGAGCCCAAGGGCTCGGGCGCGGATCGGGTGCACCCACGTCGGCGGGGTCCATCCGTCCTTGGTCACGTTCTTGTCGCTCCACTGCGCGGACCGCGGCGTGGCGGGGGCGTCGTACGGCTGCACGCAGAACCCGCGCGTGCCGTCGTTCAGCCGGTCCTTGCGCAGCAGCTTGCGGCGGGCGGCGGCACTCAGCACGCGGTACATCGTGCGAAGGGGGACCATCGGGAACGCGGCGCAGATCTCGGGCACGGTTTGTCCGGCGTGTGTACGGACGTGCGCGACGACCGGCCCGATCAGCTTGGCCACCGTGTGCTCGACGGGGTCGTGGCGGGTCGCGTAGTTCCGGTCTGGTGTCAGTGCCACCGCTGCACCTCGCGGGTGAGCCGGTGGACGAGCTCCTCGATGACCATGACGACGGTGAACAGACCGACTACGGCGAGCGCGCCGATGGCGACCGCCCAGCGGGGGGAGACGGTCACGCGGCCTCCTGTCGGTCGATCCGCTCGTGCATGGTCCGCATCGCCTTGAGCATCCCGCGGCGGTAGGCGCCAAGCGACACATACGTGGCCGCAAGGGCGTCGTTGGCGATGAGCGCGTAGACCAGGCGGGCGTAGTGCTCGAGGTCGCGCAGGCGTTTGGTGTCGGTCACGCGGCCCCCGGGAACAGCACGTCGGTGGCGGTGCGCGGCTTGAGCAGCTTCGCCTGAGTCAGGTCAGCGCGGAGCTGGTCGCGCTCCTGCTCTCTGTCCCACAGCTCAGACGACAGCGCTTCGCGCATCCGCACCTCGTCGTCGCGCTGCCGCTTGACGATGGCAAGCTCACGCTCCAATCGGACGACGGTGACCTGAAGCCGCGTGATCTCGTCGATCTGGCGCACGAGATCGCGCGCCATGAGCTCCTCCATGGACTCGCTCATGCGGCGGCCCTCGCGGCGGCACGCTTCGCAGACTGTCTGCGTCCCTCTTGCAGACGGCAGGTGCGGCACATACGGTGTCCAGCCTTGTTCCGCTGCACGTTTTCATTAGAAAACGGATGCCCCTGAGCGCAGTGCGTTTTGCTCGCGTTGCGGGCCGTCAGGATGTTGACGCTACGGCCACGCTCCTTGGCATCCCGTGCGTTGTCGAGCACCGTGCCGATATAGAGATGCTCTGGATTGCAGCAGTGCCGCACGTCGCAGTGATGGCAGACCAGCATCCCCTTCGGAATCTCGCCATAAACGATGCCGGCGACCAAGCGATGAACCGACTTGCTGACCGTCTTGTTGCCTATGCGAATCCCGAGCTGGCCGTAGCCTTGCCCGTTCCGTGTCTTCTTCCACTCCCAGCAGCCGGCCGCGGAGAACGCCACGTTGTCGCGAATGCGGTCAAGCAGGGCGGTGCCTTCGGTCGCCTTCACGCGGCTTCCCCTGCTCGCCACTTGCTCGCCAGTTGTGTGCGCGTTTTGTCGAAAAGGCGCGTTTCTGGGGGTCTGATACGCCCTATGTTCACTCTCAGATACAGAGGGAAACCGCGATTCCGGCGCGACTTGAAGTGGCGCGGTCATCGGTTCAATCCCGATCTGTGGCTCTTCTGTAAGTTGTTTATTCATCGGCACTTAGACTTTCTCCTTGCGCGCCTTCACGGGCGCGCTCGCCGTTTGCTCACCAGTTGTGTGCAATGTGGGGAGCCGAAGCTCGGCCACCATCGTGGCGGCGTCCTCGGCACGGTCGCGCAGATACGAGCGCTGAAGCACTCGCACGTCGGTGTCGCCCAGCCACAGCCCGACTTTGGTGATGTCGCCCGTCAGGGCCAGCACGTTGCCGGCTACCATGCGGCGGATCGAGTGCATCGCCTTGTACTGAATGCGGGGAAGCCCTGCCTTCCGAGCGGCCTCGTGCAACCCCGCGTTCAGCGACGAGTACGTGAACGGCTTCCCCGCCGTCCGCTTCTGCCGGCTGGAGAACACGTACGGGGACTGCCGCCCCTCCCGCGCCGCCCAGACCCGGCACACCCTCAGCACGAACACCGCGTCACGCGGGAGCTGCTGGACGCGCGTGCGCCCCACCTTATCGAGCTCGCCACGCCAGGTCACGGTGCGCCCGACGACATCATCCCATCGCAGGTTGAGCAGCGCGGTCGAGCGCGGCGCTAGCAGCCCATCCAATGCAATCAAAGCCCAGATGCGCCACGTGTTGAGGGTCCGGTAGGACAGCTGCGCCATCAGCCGGCTGAACTCGACCGGCGTGAATTCCGGCACCGACATCGGCTGATAGTCGCGCCCCTTCTTGACCGCATACTCGGCCAGCACGTTTTCGCGGAGCAGACGCCGCTGCCGCGCAAAGCGCCACACCGACTTCACAAGCTGGATGTGGTGGGCCACCTGGTTGCGTGCCATCGGGACGCCGCGCCGGGTGTCGGTCTCCAGCAGCTCCTTGCGCCACGAGTCCAGCGTCTCCATCTGCACAAGATCCGCATACGTGTGAGGCGCCACGTGCGTCATGAACACCTGCCAACGCGCGCGGGCGATGGCGAGCGTCTTGGGGCGCCAGTCAGGGGCGTGGGCGGTGATGTAGGCGTCCCACAGGTTCTTCACGGTCTGTCGCGTGGGCGCTGGGGCTTCTCCGGCGCGCAGCCGTTCCGCCACGCCCTCGCCGTACGCCTTTGCCGCCGCTTCTCGATCTCGCCGCGTGCCCTTGAACTGCTTCGATTTCTTGACGCCGGCTTCCCGCCACTCCACGACGGCCACGGGTTCTCCACGAGACTCTGCGGTCACAACGTTGACCGTCGCCCCGTAGCTGCCGTAGCTCTTGAGCTTGACGCGCGTCATGCCGCACCGATCCGCGCGGCTTCCCGCAGCATCTCAGGATGCCCGCGCCGCGGCACGATGCACGCCCGCAGCCGGTATTGCCGCTTCTCATAGATGACGTGCGACGTGTGCAGATACTTGCGGGCGTGCCGGCGCACTTGATCGCCGGTCCATCCAGCCCGGCGGGACGCCTCCTGCTCAGAGATCCATTGCGTGAACTCTTCGGCCACGTCGGCCGCTTCTTCGGCGCACTGCTCGAGGATGCGGGCCGTGCGTTCGTCGCCACGACGACGCAGGACGGCGGCCTCTCCGCGCCAGTCCGCGATGACGCCGGTCAGCTCAGGGCGAGGGGCGATGATGCTCATGTCGCCACCCAGCCAAGATAGGCGCGCTCTTCTCCTGTTTTAAATCGCGTCATATCGTTTCCTCCCGCGCCTGCCGCACCGCGCGGTTGAACAGTTTCATGATGAGGGCGCCCATTTCGGTGGCGTAGGTGGCGGCGTCCTTGAGGTCGTCGGGGCGCCGTGGCTGCGTGACGCGCAGGGCGCCCTCGCGCACGGCGCTCCGACGGAGCCCTTGCACGGCGTTGTACACGTCCTGGCGGAGATCGTGCAGCGTGCGCCCGGTCACGCGGCGCGCTCCGGCCAGCGGCGCAGCAACGGGGCGCAGCTGAGGCACAGCAGGACCACGTCGTCGGCGAGGTCGATCATCTCCCGCACCCGCGAGACGGACCCGCAGAGGTCGCATCGTTCCTCGTCGGTGGTGGCGGTGTCCATGCGGGCGAAGAACCGCTCGTGCTGCCGTGTGGCCTGCGCCTGCCGCTCGAGCTCGAGCGCGATGCGGGCCTGCTCGAGGCGGTACTGGCGGACGGCGAGAACGAGCAGCGTGAGAAGCATCACGCTCAGGATGGCGATCTCTTTCATGCGGCCTCGTCCACCGCATACGGGTCCGGCGCGGCCAGCGCGCGGCGGGCGTTGGCGACGGCCTGCTCGGTCGTCGGCATCGCGTCGCCGTGGCCGTAGGCATCGGTGGTGACGGACCGACTCGGCAGGGCCTTCGGCGCCTGTGCTTCGGCGTACTCGGCGTCGGCAATGACGACCTTGGCGGTGTCGTCGGCGCTCCGCTCCATGGTCGCAAACTGCGCCCCGAAGGTGGGCAGCACTTCGGCGACCTGCTTCCACGCGCGTCGGCCGGCGCGGGTCGTGGCGGTCTTGGTGGGCTCGGCATCGCCGACGGGGTCGCGCTGCCGCACGCCACCGCCGCACCAGTTCACGCCGACGACGGTCTGGCCGGTCGCAGCCACGGTAATCCGGAACACGACGGCCGCCGCCGCCTTCTCGGGCACGCCGTGCATGATGCGGGCGCGGATGCGGCGGGTGCTCTCCTCAATCGCCCAGGCGTCGCCGTTGGCGGCGAGCTGGTCGAGGCGCGGGTCAGCCTGCACGAACTCGGGCTCGTGCGGGATCAGGGCGCCGGACTGGATCAGGGGCGCCGCGCGTTCTTCGTACAGCGTGGCCGTCAGGTACGGTTTGCCGCCGAGGACCTCGATGTGGCGCAGCGGGTCGAGGTTGTTGGAGCGGCAGTACTCGGCCAGCGCATACACGCCCTCGGCGCTCAGGTCCTTGGACCACTGCGTGCCCCGGATGGCGGCGGCCATGCGGTTCTTCATCTTGTTCTCGGCGATACGCGCCTCCACGTCTGCGCTCATCGGCGTGCGTTTCACGATGCCCGTTTCTTCACTCATGCGGCGGCCCGGATGCGGTCGAGATAGGTGGACAGGAACGCGACCTGTGCGGCCACGGCCTGCTCAAAAGTCTGCACGTCGTCGTTGTCGCTGATCGCCCGCCAGCACGTGCGTTCGGCGTCGGTCGCGTCTTCCAGCAGCACCTCAATGGCCACGCGGCGCACGGCCTGCTCGCGGTCGTCCGCGTTACGGCGCCACTGGAACCGCAGGTAGCACATCGCGGTCACCAGATCGCCAAAGCCGCGGATCATGGCGTGGTGGGCGAGGTCGCGCGCATCCCACGCCAGCTCGATCTCGGCGGTCACGCGGCCTCCCGCCGTGCGCGGTCGTGCTCGTGGCGCAGGCGCACCGCGGTCACAAAGTGCTCGAAGGTCTCCACGTCGTCCGCGATGGCGGCGTGCGGCGCGGTCATCACCATGGTCAGGTGCAGCACGGTGCCGTCTCGGGTGGTGATGGTGGGGGCAGGATCGCCGCCCAGGACGATGGGGTAGGTGCGGCGACGGCGTCCGTCGGCACTGACATACAGCACCGTGCGCCGGAGATGTGGCTGGTCCATGGTGGCCTCACTCGGTAGTTTGTGCGGGACGGCGCCGGGTGCGCCGTCCTCGCTCTCAGCGGTCAGCCGTCTCACCGGCTGGCCGTTGGCGTTTACGCGGCTTTTGCGCGTGATGCGGCCGCGATTTTCCGGATCGCCGCCTTGACGGCCGCTTCACGGATGAAGCCGGACACCGTGTCGCCCTGCTGGAACGCGGCCTCGACGACGAGGTCCCGCTCGGGCAGGCTGAACGAAACGGACAGCGGCGACGTTCGCATCTTCATCTGGCGCGGTGACCTTTCAGCAGTCATCGTGTACTCGTTGAGTTAGTGGGGACTCGCTTCGTGTCAGGATAATGCAGGACAGCATGTAATGACGCAAGGGCCAATATGCGGTTTTATCCTTAAGGGGTTCTCATGGACGTGCAAGACGCACTAGAAAGAGTCTGGCAGGAAGCCAAACGCAGCTCGCAGGGTAGAGTCGCTGACCGCATCGGTGTGCAACGGTCCGCGTTGAGCCGATGGAAGCAGGGCGAGTCACCGCAGGGAGAGCTTCGCGAGAAACTCATCGCGTGGGCCGAGTCTCTGCCGCCGCGCGCGGCCGTCGCCCCCGAGGAGGCCGCCATCGAGCTCGCCAATGAGCGGACTGGCCAGAACTTGGTCCGGCTGGCCGAGATCCGGGGCTATGCGAAGTCAGTGCTGGCGATGCTACGGGCCGTGGCCGACGAACAGCAGCGGGTCGTGGACTCGCTCGAACCCTACGCGGCGGCCGAGGGGCGGCTGCTTGCCACGCGCCTTACGGCGGAAGATCGCCGTGAGATCTTGGAGGCCGTCACGGCGACCGAGGCTGCCATCACGCAGCCAGAAACTGCGCGTCGGCCGGCGTCTGAGGCATGAGCAACCCGTCGCACAGGGGGATTAGCAGGGCGCCGTAATTGGGCGGGCCAACATGGACCACGGTCCACGTCCCGCGCACGCGGCGCACGACGGCGATGGGCACGGGCGCCCCCGGACGCACGACGACCACGTCACCGACCCGAGCGGGGACGGGATGAATGAACGCCCCGACCACCTCGAACACATAGGCTGCCTTCTCGAATGGCACAGAATGTCCTCAATCATCCAATCGCCACACGCGCGAAAGATGTCCGCGCGATGCGTTCAATCGTACGGGCTAAGCGGTAAAGCGCAACCCGATTGCGATTTCTCAGAACTGTCTCAATGCAGTGCCGTATGACCTGTCAAAATCACGTGAAGCCCTTTGCGGGCAAGGAGCTGTGAAATGAAAAAGCGAACGTTTGTGGCGGTGTTGGTGGTGGTGGGCGCCATCGCGAGTGTCGTCATGGAGAACGCCAAGGCGGACAGTTTGGCCGGTCTGACCCCAGCACAGCGTGACAGTGCCCGTCTCCACGACGCGACGATGAAGACGCTCAGGCGCCGCTCGTCAGATGTGGCGTTTCAGGGCAAGATGGCCATCAAGTCACGGTTGAGAGATCCCGAGTCGGCGCAGTTCGGCCGCGTCTGGGCCGGTGGTGATTCCCAATTCGTCGCCTGCGGCAAGGTGAACGCCAAGAATGGCTTCGGTGGCTACACGGGGGAGGAGTTCTACTGGGGCGTCCCGCCGCTGGTCATTACCTCAAGCGACGTGGAGAAGCTGAGTGCCAAGGAACGCAAAGCGATGGTCGCCACCGCCACCGCCTGTGATACCACCTACACATTCTCAACGCACTAGGAACGCGACACAGCGGCCGTCGAGCATACCGCCCTTCACTCGCGAGGGGCGGGGATCACGCCGGTGTGGATGTCGGTCTCGCCCAGCGTCCGGCTGAACGCGAACCCCTCGGCGGCCTTGATGTTGCCCACATAGCCCAGCTGGTGGTGCCAGGCGTCGGTGCCGGACAGGGACCGACAGCGCCGGATCACGACGCCCATCTCTTCGTGGACATCGGACTGCATTGGCTGAATCACGGCGCGTTGGGTCTTGCTCTTGAGCGTGTGCAGATGCCCGGTGAGCCACACGCGGCAGGTCGTGTCCGCCCAGTCGGCACGCGCTTCGTGGGCCATGAGCATGGGCAGCTTGTCGTCCTTCTCCTTGTCCCCGTGCGTCAGACCGATCAAGCAGCAGCCCCACCGCTGGTAGTGGCGCAAGCGGTCGGGATTCACGACGGTCACGTCCTCCGTAGGGCCGTACATGGCGGCCAGCACTTCGCCGGCGTGCCACGTGATGGTCTGGTCGTGGTTCCCCACCTTGATCCAGACGGCGACCGGCGCGAGCTGGCGCCACCCTTCGATGATCTCGCGGCACAGCTCGACGCCGCGGCGGAACACTTTGCGATAGCGCCCGTCGACTTCCTGCGGCGTGCCGGCCGTGGTCGTGTTGGTCGGCGTGTCGGCGGTGAAGAAGTCGTCGCCGATTACAATGGCGACCTGCTCGGGGGCCAGCACGGCGGCGCGCTGCATCAAGTGTCGGTGGCTCTGGCGCACTCGGTCCAGCGCGATTTCGAGGTCGTAGTTCTCACCCGTCTCGGGGGCCCACGCCATCTTGCCCAGGTGCGGCTCGCCCATGGTGGCCACGTACAGGTAGCCGGACGCGCCAGCCGCACGAAGGACGGGGCGCAGCGGGCGGACGTGCGCCTTGATGGCGGCAATCATGCCGTCGGAGACGGCCGACGGGTTCCACGCGCGGCGCTTGAGCCGTGCGGTGACCTGATACAGCGTGGTGGACACGAGCTGGCCCGCGGGGTTCTTCGCGGCGGCCTCCCAGGTGTTCGCTTTCCACTCGCTGATCTCCCAGACGGTGGTGTCGATCTCACAGACGGCAATGAGCTCGTCGAGGGTGCGGATCGGCTCGTGCGTGGTGATCGTGAGCCCGGCGGCGTTACCGGATTCGGACCACTCGCGCCGTCCCGACGACGGTCCGTCGGCGCGGATCGGTGGGGGCAGCACAGCGCCGCGGATGAGCGGGATGCGCTGCCGCGTGATGTACGCCTCGACCGACGAGAAGGTGCGCCCGACCGCGGCGGCACAGGCGACGAGGCTGGCCCCCTCGGCCCGTAGCTTGCGGATGATCGCGTCTTCGTGCGGGGTAAAGAACGCGCGCGGGTTGACGGCCTTGCCCCGCACGCCGCTGCCCCGTGGGCGGGTGCTCACGCGCCCCGCGCCGGTCCGATCAGCTCGGCGGGCACGTACCAGTCACCGCACCGGGTGCAGTAGCCGTCCTTATCGGCGCGTGCCCACTCTTTGCAGGTCGCGCAGCGGCGCGGGGTCGTGGACGTGGAGGCCATGGCTACGTATGCACGACGACCGGCACCTTCTGGCATGATGCCAGCTTGCGCGCGGCCAGTCCGGTGGCGATCACGACGCGGTCGAACAGCTGCCCAGGGCTCAAGGCTGCGATGGCGGTGGCGACGCTGGTGTCATCGTGGACCGCCGTCCAGCGGCCGGCGCCGACGTGCGCGAGCGCCTGCACGCCCGCCGGGGACACCAGCGCGGTCGTGGTGCCCTTGGCGCACAGGCGCATTTCGACGGCCCCGGTGGTCAGGGCGGCGCCGGTGCTCTGGTCGGTCAGCGTGACGTCGTAAAACAGATCATCCAGTCCGCTGATGCTCTCGATCTCGTCGGTGTAGCTCATGGGTCGCGTCCGGTCAGAAAGGGGAAAGGGACTGCGACGCCACGAGCACGCGCGGTGTCGTCGCGTCGTCGGTCAGCAGGCGCCGGCCGGTGCGGTCGGCGGTGACGGTGATCCGCGGGGCGCTGAGATCCGCGGCGGTGAGTCGGCGCACGCTCCGGTCGACGACGGCCACGCGGGGCGTGCTGTTGTCGACCACGCGGACGCTGAAACGCTTGACGAACGTCCCCGTGGCCGTGACGCTCACGCCCAGCAGCGCCGACGCCGCGCCGTCGATGGCGGGGATCGTGGTGGTGCCGGTCGCGGTGACGGTCAGCCCGACCAGCGCGGTGGCGGCGCCGGTGACGGACGGGGCGCCGACCGTGGCCGACGCCGTGACCGTCAGGCCGACACTGGCCGACGCGGTGCCGGTGACCAGCACCTCGACCCGGGCGACGACCTGCGCGCCGGCCGTCGGCTTCTGGCGCGGATCGCGGCGCGCGCGCGTGGGGCGGATGATGCCACGGCCGGTGATCGGCGGCAGCGCAATGGCGGAGCCGCTGCCGGCGGCCGTGACGTTGAGCCCGAACAGCGCCGTGGCGGTGCCCGTGATCGTCGGCGCGATGACGTCGCCGGTCGCCGTGATCGCGAGCCCCAGCAGCGCTGACGTGGTGCCGGTGATCGCGGGCGGCGTGACGGTGCCGGTGGCCGTGATCGCCAGCTCGACCATCGCCGTCGCCGTGCCGGTGACACTGGGCGGGGTGGCCGTGCCGGTGGCCGTGACCGTGACCCCCAGCAGCGCCGACGCCGATCCCGTGACCGCCAGCGTCTGCGGGGCGGAGAAGAGTTGCGGGCCGCTGCGCGAGGGGATGCGCCGGCCATTGGGCGGGCGCACGGGGCGGATGATGCCACGCGCACTGAGGCCACCCGAGGCTGCGTTGGTCGCGCTGGCGGTGACCGTGACGCCCATCAGCGCGGTGCCGGTGCCCGTGATGGGCGGGGGCACCACATCGCCCGACGCGGCCACCGTCAGGCCGAGCGCGGCCGTCCCCGTGCCGTCGATGGGCGGCGGGGCGGCGGTGCCCGTCGCGGTGACGGTGACACCCACGAGCGCCGTGGCGGTTGCCGTGATCGGCGGCGGGGTGTGCGTCCCGCTGGCGGTGATCGTGACGCCGACCAGTGCGGTGGCGCTGCCGGTGATCGCGGGCGGGGCGACCGTGCCGCTGGCGGTGACCGTGAGCCCCACCGTGGCGGTGCCGACGCCGCTGACGGGCGGGATGCTGGACCGCGTGCGCAGCAGCTGCGGCACCACGCGACGCCTGGCGCGGGGGTCGCGCGGGCCACGCAGGGGGCGCACGGCCCCGCGCGCGACCGGGGCGCGCTGGTCGATCATCGTGCCCGACGCGGCCACCGTGATCCCGACCGACGCCGTGGCGGTGCCCGTGATGGGCGGGGCCACGGCCGAGCCGGTGCCGCTGACGGTCAGGCCGAACGCGCTCGTGCCCGACCCCGTGACCGGGGCCGGCAGACTGCCGCCAAAGAGCAGCAGCAGCGACACGGTTAGACGACGGTGAAGACGATGACGACGTTCGTGGTGCCGACGGCGCTACTCGTGGTCTGGTCGACCTTGATGCCTTGCCCTTGCTGCAACACGATGCACGACGTCTTGTCGACGATCTGCGGCACGTGGTTCAGGAACGAGGCCATGCCCGCGTACGGGCTGGTCTCTTCGCTCGACCCGTTGACGTACAGCAGCGTGGCCGACGTGGTGGCCCCGCCGGTCGGCTTCGTGCGCGCCGTGACCTGCGCGGGCAGCGCGGGGTTCACTGTGTCGAACGTTTGCGGCGTGATCGTCGTGCCGCCGGTACCCACGGCAGACGTGCGGATGATTTCCCACGTCAGGCCGACGCCGGTGACGGCGGCGAGCGCGGGGATCACGTAGACCGCGCAGACGTGCAGGATGACGCCCGATCCGCTGGCGTTAAACAGGTCGGCGAACGTAGTCCGCGCGGCGGCGACGTTGGCGCTGTTGGTGGTGGACGCCACCCACGTGGGGCGACTGCCGAGCAGGTGGCCATCCTCGTCGGCCATCATGACGACTTGGTACTCTTTCGCGCTGATCGTGTGCGCGGCAATCGTCGCACCCGATCCGGGCGTGACGGCAACGCTATCGTTCGGCAGGGCCATCGCTACCTCGAAGGGCTGCGGACGCCGTAGCGGCCGAAGGCGGGGGTGGGGGTGGGGGAGCCAAGGTCTTGAGCGAGGGATATTGCAGAAACGATTTTATCGCCGGAGGTTGCGCTCGCCGTCCCTCTCGCTGTTTTGCTGCCACTGGACGTTTGCAGCCCGTCTGCCGAACCCGTCGTATAATTTGTTTCGGCCCCATCGGACACCCGCGTCGCCACGGCGTTTGAGAAGCTCCACGTCGGCGTCGCGCTCCCGGTGATAGCCGTTGCCAAAATCAAGGAGTCAGCACTGACCGCCGCAAACGCCACGTCACCGAACGTGGTCGAGTTGTTCACGTTCGTCGCCAAGGCGTTTTCCAATGCACCGGCAGCACTGTCAGACGTTTGCCACCAATGCACGGTTGTGTCGCCGGTCCCGCCAGACCCTATCGCTACCGTATACGACCCCACCGCAACACTGGCGAGAATATCGAAATACAGCCAATCCGTCCGAATGAGGTTGTTGGTGTTGTGAACGTGGACAAGAGCTGATGTCATTGCGGAGCCGTCAAACGTGACCCCTGACAGCGCGTTCGCGTTTTCTCGGGATACCGCACACACCAGCTTCCGCCGATCCCCGGAACCAACCGTGACACTGCCGCTGGTGCCTGTGAATGACCCAGTGCCCTGAATACCGTGCGCCATTAGAGCCACCCCGGATCGGATGTGTAAAACGCTACATCGTCAATGTCCTGTGCAACCGCTGACGCCCACCCAGGAGACTTGGCGCCCAAGAAGTACCCGCTGTCGAAATACTGCCCATCAACATCAAAGTCTTGATTCAGGTTTGCCCAATCAAAAAAACGAGTATCCCCGCTCCACAGAACCATGCGAGCGTCGTTGACTCCCTCAGCAGATGACATCTTGGCGTAGCAGCGAAAGCGCGTGTACGTATCGGGGGTATATGCGTGCGTCACAGTGGGCGACGCTTCGTATAGCCCCCCGCCCGTGCCTGGCCCGTGCCCCACAATGCCAGGGAGTCCCCGGTCGCAACGGAGCGTGCCACTTGGATAGGTGGAGAACCCAACCTTGTTGACGCTACTGTACCCATTCGGCCCACCCCACAACCGCAAAAACTTGTGGTTTGCGCTCGTCGGCCACGAGCTTGCATAAGCGGCGGGAGTATAGACCCACCATTCTAGCCAAACTTGAGTCGGCTGGCCTGAGATCGTGAACTTCAGTTCGCTGTTCGCATCCGTGTACGGGTAATGCAACGCAAAAGACCCTGTACGCGGGTTGTCGGCCGTGACACTGGCGTCGTTTGCCAGTGACGCCCACCCGCACCCGTTTTCTTCTTTGCTAAAGTCTCCACTCTCAAAACCGTCGGAAAAGAGGGGAAAGCCGCCAACACTACCACCGCCCCCCCGCCGCCGAGCGCCGCGCACACTCGCCCGCACTATTCCTCGAACGTCAGCGTACAGCGCACGTTGGACTGCGCCTGCGCGCTGGTCAGGCGCACGCCGAGCAGGCGCGCCGACGCGGCGGCCACGGGCTGGTCCAAGAACTCGAACGGCTCGATCAGCGTGCCGCCCACCGGCGTGATGCGCTTCTCGTCGATCACGGTCAGCACCGTCGGCTCCGCGCTGTAGCTGACGAAGCCCGAGCACAACGCGGCCGTCTCGGCGGCGTCGATGGGGACCGGCGTGCGGCTGGTCGCCGTGCCGGCCGTGGTCGCGTCGCTGCGCACGATCTCACACAGCACGCTGTTGTCGGTGCCGGTGGTCGAGTCGAACGAGATGGAGACGCCCACGAGCCGCGCGCGGCGGGTGGCGGCGGTGCTGACGGCGGCGATGGTCTTCGGCGTCGCGGCCACCAGCGAGACGTTGACCTGCGTGGTGATCTTGTAACGGGGCATGGTTAGCTCGCGGTGTTGGTGAGGCCCAGCGTGAACGCGGTGATCGTGACCGTGCCACCCGCGACGAAGGACAACGTGGACAGTTGCAGCTCGCCGGTGCCGACGCCCACCGACCCTTCGAGCACGTTGGTGCCGCCGACCAGCCGGTAGTGGCCCGCCGTGCCGGTCGCGTCGGCGCTCAGGTCTTCCCACGTGCCGAGCTTGGCCTTGGTCCGCGTCGCGGCGGCGGCGAAGGCGTCGGCCGGCAGCGTGATCGTGGCCAGCACGGTGCCGGTCGCGGTGTTGCCCGCGCCGGGGGCGGTGCCGGTGCGGATCGTGAGCGTGCCCGAGTTAAAGGCCGTGTCCACGCCGTCGAGCAGCGCGTGCGCGAAGGTGTCGTTCAGGGTAGGCATAGTGTGTCCAGAGAGAAGGGGATCACGCGCGCTTGCGCGTGAGCTGCTGGTGCTGCTTCACCGCGATGGCCAAGATGCCCGCCACGAGCGCTTCGACGGTCTGGTGGTCCCACTGCGCGAGATCGGCCGGCAGGCTGCCCACCTGGAGCACGGTCCCGAGCGTGGTCGCGGCGGCGGCGATGGCGATGGCGGCGCCCTGCTTCACGAACGCGGGCGCGGCATCGAGCCACCCGCTGGCGCGCTTGAGCGCATCGAGCACGAACGGCGTGAGAAAGCCGACCAGCACGGGGGTGAGAATCTTGAGCGCGAGCGTGAGCATCATGAGCGTCTCCGGGGTTGAGGGTCGTGCGTTAGGAGACCACCACCAGCGCATCGACCGCCGCACGAAACGCGGCGAGGTCGAGCCCCTTGGGGTCGGTCTTGCGCCCCGCCGGCGTCGCGACGGCGGCGTGCGTGGTGATCTTGTCGGTCCAGATGCCGTAGTGCGTGCAGAGCTTCGCGCACACCTCGACCGCGGACGCGACCTGCGACACGGGGAACGGCTCGTCCCCGTCGTTGCGGTTGCTCAGGCACACGCCGACGCTGAACTGGTTCACGTCGTCGCGCCCGTCGAGGCGGGAGCGCCCCGCGTGCCAGGCGCGGCGGTCGGGGTTCACGACCGCGAACACGGCGCCATTCCGGCCGATCAGCACGTGGTAGCTGACCTGCGACTCCACCCGCCGCACCCAGTCCAGCGACGACTCGACGCGCGAACTGGCGTCGGCGTGCAGCACGATGGCGGACACCGGCACCGTGCGCGGCGAATGGTTCGGGGACGGCATCCACTGCCACGTGGTTGGGATCAGGAAGCTCACGGGGCCCGCTTGCGGCGCGCGGGGCGCGGCTTGCTCTGCGGGATTTCGAGCACCGTCAGGCGGGTCTCGTGGTCGGCGATGATGTCGCCCAGCCGCTCGAAGCCGCGGGTCTGTGCTTCGTTGGTGCGAGCCAGCGCGGTGGTCAGCGCTGACGTGGCTTCGGTGTTGTTCGCAATGGCGTGCGTGACATTGGACAGGGTGGGGGCGATGTGCTCCGCATGGAAGGCTTGCAGCACGGACTTGAGTCCTTTACCGAGCAACCCGATGAGGGTGCCGACGGCGACAGCGGCGCCAATCCAAGACAGCGGAGTCACAACGCGCCCCGACGGCATCCGCCGCGGTCGGCCAGGGGGGAGAGGGCGGGTGTCGTCATGGGGTGAAAGGTGCGGACGCCCAGCGGACCGTCCTACGGGACCCCACCGCGACTATGAACCATCGGGGCGGTTTCAGCCCCAGCGCGGTCCGAATAGGCGCACCACGGCGTACAGCAGCGCTGCCCGCACGCGCCCGACGCCGGTGGACCGGAGTGCCGCGTAAAACCGCCGATGCACCACCCGCGACGGCGCCCGCTGCGTGACGATCTCGAAGTCGTGCAGGATCGCCGCGCGCAGCAGGCTCCCGCTGTACGGGTGCCCAACCACGGGCCAGAGCAGGGCGGGCACGCTGGCCCCGTCGCTCAAGAAGCTGGTGGGGACGGTGATGCTCGTCGTGGTGGTCCGCCACACGAGCGGGGTCATAAGCTGCACGCGCCCGCGCGCCACGAACTGCACCGTGAGCGGCGCGCGGCTGAACACTAGCCCAAGATCTCGGCCGCGCGGCCGGGCGCGATCAGACCGAGCGCTTCGTGGTATTGGACGCCCTGCACCGTGCGCGGGTCGGTGAGGTCGATGTCGTTGGCTTCGGCCAGCGACGCGGCCAGCACGCGCAGGGTCGCCCGCACGGTCGCGTCGGCGTGGTCGGTCGTGGCCACGTCGATGGCGATCTGCTCGGCCAGCGTGTAGCGCCACCGAAACTCCAGCCGCGTCAGCCGGACGCGCGTGTCCGGCACGGCCCAATCGAGCAGCGACGGCGTCCACACGTAGGGCAGGGGCGGCGGCGCGTCCCACGCGGCGAGCTCGCGCACGGTGCTCTCGGCCGGCGGGGCGGGCAGCTCGGCCGCGGTGGGCGCCCACGCGAGCAGCGCGCCCGCGCCGGAGGCGAGGATGGCAATCATAGGCGGGCCGACGCTTCGTCGAGGGTGAGCAGGCCGGGGTAGATGGACACGCGGCGGAACCAGCTGCTGCCGTACGTCCCGGCGCTGCCGATTTGGTTCAGACGGATTTTCGACCCTGATGGAAACGTGGCCGCACGGGTCAGAGTAGAGGTCCACGCCTCAAAGACAAACGCCGCTTCACTTATGCTGATGCCAAGTCGGACGCGCTGCGTTGTGCCGTTGTCTTCGATCTGCGCGACCAATCTGATGCGGGCGTTACCGACCGCCGTGGACAGCGTGGACGATACCGACGAGGTACCGTTCGTAAACGTGAGCTGGTATGTGGTGGCCGTGCCCGTAATCGCTAGAGCGGTGCCGGTTCCAGAGTCGGGACCGAGATGCAGCACGCCGCCGCCGTTGATGGGCGCTGCTTGCAAGTTGATGCCTTCAATAAGGATCGTCATGCTCTGCGGCACAAATTCCATTGGCCACGTGGCGTTCTCGGGAGATTGCGCGGCAAGTCCGGTTACGTTTGGCTCGGCGGAAAGCACCCAGTTGTTGTACACCAACCACCGCGGGTATCCATACCCGACCGACCACGCGCCTTGGTTCGTGTCATTTGACGTGGAAGCGCTCGCCCGCGTCAGCGTCCCCACTTGCCCCGTCAGCGCGTCCAACGACGCGAAGCGGCCATGCCAGCTAAACAGCGCGCCGGGGGTCAGGACGGGCGCCGTCGTGCGACGGACGGCGCGGGAGGGGACTGTTGGTGCGCCACTCATGCCCACGCTCGCTTGTACAGGACGAGGCCGGTCGGCGTGCCCGACGTGGCCGTGAGTTCCATCGTGATGCCGGTGCCGTCAATCGCGTCGGACGGGTCGAGGATTGGGAACACGCCGCTCGTCAGCCACGCATTGCCGCTGGCGGTACCCGTCTGGAGAACGCCCGCCACGTACCGCGCGATACTCTGCGCCGCGCAGTTGATGACCAGCACGTCATTGGTCGCCAGCGTGCCGGTCAGCGTCAGCCGGTGCGTCTCGGTGCCCTGGGCGTTGCGGACGATGATGATGGGGTTGACCACCGAGGGACTGGCGCCGTTGAGTGTGACCGTCGGCGCGCTGGTCCACGTGCCCACCGGCAGCGAGGCGCGAGCCGTCGAGAGGCCGTACAGGCGCGGCTCCCGATCCACGCGCACCGGGTCGGCCGCGGTAAACGTGACCGTCATCCGGCACGACGTGTGCGCGAAGGCGCCATCGTAGAAGGTGACCGCCACACCGGACAGCTCCACCCACATCTCGCGGTCGGGCGCGTCGGTCGTGCGGAAGAGCCGCAGCCCGCGACACGCGCGCGTGAGCGTGTCCACCGCCGCCGTTCTGGCGATCAGCGTGGCCGCTTCGAGGTGGACGCCGACCGAGATCGTGCGGGGCGCCACGGACACCGCCGAGGACCACACGCTGGCCGCGTTCGCACCGGCCAGCGTGGCGCGCACCGCGACCGCGGGCGATTGGTAGCCGTCGAGCGCGAGAATGTCCCGCACCAGATCGGACAGCGGTCGTTCGTTGAGATAGATCATAGGTCGAACGTGACCCCGGTGAGTCGTGGTGTGATCGTGCCGAGTTCCAGATTCAGCGATTCGGTCTGGTCAAAGCGGTAGTCGAGGCGCACGATCTTGACCGCGTCATTGATGCCGAGCCGGTCGGAGCGGAGCCGGACGGACTGGCCGAGCGCGAGCGGGGCGGCGCCGTTGAGCAGGTGCGCGAGATCCACGCCGGTCACGGTGTAGCGGGTGCCAAGCCCCACCGTGGCCATGATGTCCTGCGCCCGGTGCCACATCGCGTTCGAGCCGGACCCGTTCTGCATCTGCATCGTCGTGCCGCCGCCGAGCCACAGCGACAGCCACCGGACGCCTTGGTAGTGGATATACGGCAGCGTGCCCGTGGCGCCGGCGGTCACTCTGGCCCGAATCGCCGTGGTGGAGGCCAGCGACGTGGTGGCCGTGAGCGTTTGGTGGGTGGTGCTGCTGGCGGACGGCAGGGAGGTCACCGACGTGGTTACGAGCGCGGTCGACGCATTGCGGATCTGGAGGTTCGGCCAGAGTGCGCTGCTGCTGGTCCCGTTGCTGTTGCGCGTCATGGTCAGACCGACCGCCGCGGACACCACCACGGGTGTCGCGCCGACGGTGACGGTAAACAGCGGGCACTCCAACGCCGCCACGCTGGCCGTAAACCGTGCGACCGCAGACGATGGCGACTCCGTCGGGAACGACACCGGGCGCACCGGGCCGTTCGCCGTGCCGACGGCCTGCACCGTGATCGTGGTCCCATCGGGGACGGATCCGCTCCACGGCGTGCCGAGCGTGAACGCCCCCGTGCCGCTGCCGCTCGCCACCACGATGGCGTCCTGGATGACGATGCCGGTCTGATAGCCGACCAGATCGTAGATCTCAAACGCATAGAACCGCGCCCCCGGCGTCGCCCCGCGAAACGGGATCGACGTGGCGCCGGTCGTGATGGCGCCGTCCAAGGCCAGCGTGGCCGTGCTCGCGGGGGTCGTGCGCGGGTATTCGGCCACGCCCGTCGTGGTCAGGTTTGCCGGCAGCGTGGTCGAGGTCCATGTGGTCAGCGCCCCGTTGCGCACCAAGTTGCGGCGCGCGTCGCTGACGGTGGTCGCCACGCTGGCCACGAGCCGCCCGCGCGCACTGGCCACACCGGTCGGGGACGTGAGCTCGACCAAGGCGGCCCCGGTGTTGTCCTTGACGATGGTGATCTCGTCACCCGCCACGATGGTCCCCACCGACGCAACCTGCACCGCGCTGTCCGACGCGCGCGAGTCGGTGATCTGCGTGCGCGTCATGTCGCGCTGCTCGATATACAGGCCGTTCAGCTGATCGTCCTGGCGGATTGGGTAGAGCAGCGGCGACACCGTGTCGCGCAACGTGAGCCACGCCGGCGCCGTGCCGGTGATCGTGTCCACGCGCCAAATCGTCCGATCCATCGGCAGGCCCGCGGCGTCGAACGGCACGGTCACCGTGGCCGCCCGCAGCGCGTCCTGCGTCCGCTTGAGCGTGGCGACCTGCGCCCCGACGGACAGCGGCACCGTCTCCAGCGCGGCGGCTGGATCGGCCAGCACGTCGATGGCGAAGCCGGTGAGCGCCGTGCCGGTGTACACGGCCCGCAGTCGCACCGTGTAGCCCGTCGCCTGCTCAATGCTGTCGAGGACCACGCCCCGCGACGCACGATCCAGCGCGGCGATCTCGATCACGTCCAGCCACTCGATGGTCCCGAGCGACAGCCACGAGAGGCTGTCGTCGGCGAGGTTCGTGAGCACGTACGTGGTCAGCAGGTCGCTCACGGTGCTCTTGCCGGCCGTAAAGTTGAAGGTGGACCCCGACCGGATCAGCCCGCGCACGGCCAGCAGCTGCCGCAGCGAGCCCGCCGTCACGGTCACGAGCCCGTTGTCGCCGTCGTCGTGCGTCACGCTGGTCACGAACCACCACTGCTCGCCGCGCGACTCGGACAGCACGCGCAGGCAGCGCCCCTCGGACAGGCTCGCGTCGTCCGCGACCGTCCGCTGCACCGTCATGCGGAAGCTCGGCGCGGTGCCCTGCGCCTCCGACCCCGCCGCCGACAGCCACGGGGTGAGCGACCCGAAGCAGATCGCACCAGACTGACACGAGGGCGCCGACCACACCTGGATGATCGCCATCAGTAGGCCGCCCCCAGACCGCGCTCGGCGGCCTCCAGATTGCGCTGCTCTTCGAGGCCGGTATCGAGCAGATCCACCACGGAGCCCGACTTGAACCCGCGGGTGTTGTCCGCGATGTCGAGCAGGATGGCCGTCTGCGTGCGCGCTTCGTTCAGGTGCGCCGTGGCAATGCTGAGGTGCTCGGTGTGGTAGGTGCCGAGCGCGGTGGTCTGCGCCACGACGCCATCGAGCACGTCGGCCAGCGTCTTGGTCGGGACGACGGTGCCGCCGCTGGTGACGGTGCCGGCGCCGGTGCCCGCCGCGCCGCCGGTGCCAGACGATCCCGTGCCCGTCGACCCGCCGCCCGTGCTCGTGCTCAGGTTGTCGATGCGGCCGATGATGTCGGTGATGAGGTCGAGGAACTGTGTCCCGGTCAGGCCGCCCAGATCGGCGGCCGACAGCCCCCCGGTTTGCATTCGCTCGAACAGCCCTTTCAACCGTTCGCGTGTGCCGGCGAGGTCATTGACATCGACGACGCCAGCCAAGGCCGACGAAAAACGCCCGCCGAGCGCGCCAAGCGCGCCGATCTGCCCGAGGTCGTCGGTCTTGTTGACGCCGAATCCCGTCTCGGTGGACTGTTTCTGTGAAGAGAAGTCCTGCCCGAACTGCCCCAGCTCGACCAACCCCATGGCCTCGAACAGCTGCCGCAATCCGTCCACGCTCAAGGCGCCCGACTCGGAGAAGATCTTGATGCCGAGCTGGTCGGCGAGCTTTTTCAGGTCGCCCATGCCCAACCCGCGGCGCGCGAGCGCGTTGACGACGTCGGCCTGATTCGCGGCCCCGCGCCCGCCCCGCAGCTGTGGCAGCACTTCGCCGAGCGCGCTACGCATCGAGGCGAAGTCGTCGCCGCTCACGTTCAGCGACAGATTGCCGAGCTCGTTGCGCAGCCGCTCCATTTCGCGGGTGTTGTCTTCGATGAGTCGTTTACGGGCAGAATCTCCACCCATCATCGAAGCGAGAATCTGTGCGGCACTTGCCACGATGGACACCATCGAACTGAAGTCGATGGACTTGCCGCCCTTTTTGGCGTCGAAAATCTTGCCGATTTCTTCGGCGAGGTTGATGACGCTGGTGAGCGTCGACGCCGCTTCGTCGTCAATGATGCCGAACGCCTGCCCTAGATCGAGGGTGGCACGCGCAGAGATGCCGAGTTCGTCGCCCATGTCTTTGACGCGATCACCCAGCGTCTGCACGAGTGGCGGCAGCGGTCCTGCCTTCTCTCTGATCGCGTCAAAGGCCAGATCCGCTGCTTCTTTGGTCGCTTGCAGTGCTCTGGTCTGGCCCGCAACGTGCTGCGTGTCGAACGCCTTCTGCATCGCCGGTTGCAACTTCTCAAGGCTCTTCAGATAGTCGGCGTACAGCGCGTTCATGCGCTTATAGTGCGCCTCGTACTCTTTCAGATACGCCTTCCAGTCGGCGTCCTGCTTTTTGAGCTCGTCTTCGGTGGCGTCGCTGCGCTGCTTGGACTGAGTCCGGGCCGTCTCGACCGACTCGCCGCCGGTCTTCTTTATGCCGCTCCAGAACGTGGCGTGGTCCGTCGTCAGCTTGCCCCAACTTCTGTTTGCGTCGGACTCCATCTGCTCGCCGAACTTCTTGAGCGAGGCCCCGGTCTCGGCGACGACGGTCACGCCAAACACCTTCAGGATAGAGCCGCCCTTCAGGGCCAGCGTGCCCAAGGATTGCAGCACATTGCCCACCATGTCTTGACCAAACACCGCGAACGACCGAAACGCGAAGCTTGCCTCAACGATTAGACCCGCCACGCCCTTGAGGATAGGCCCGGCCACGCGCATCAGCATCTCGAACGCCGGCAGCAGCGCTTGGCCGATGTTGCTGGACACCGTCAGCAGCGCGTCGACCATACGGCCGATCTCTTCGCGATTGTCGCCGACCCACTTCGCCATCCTGGCAAGCGTTTCCACCAGCAGGTTGCCGCTGCCCTGCATCCCGTCGGCGCCGAGGATCGCATCGCCCACGGCCTGCGCGAACTCGCCGAACATATTTTTTGCGCGCTCGACCGAGCCGGCAAACGTGCCGCCCATCTGCACGGCCGTTCCTTCGACCTTGAGGCGCAGGTCGCCCATGATGTCGCTCGACCCCTTGAGCTCAGGGATGAGCTTCTGGAGCGCTGTGGTGTTGCCCTCCATCGCCTTGCCGATGGCACTGGACGCCGTTTCGAGCGGGATCGACTTGGCCGCCGCGAGATCCGCCGCCAGCCCGAGGTTGCCCAAGGCCCCTTTGGCGTCGCCGGTCTGCACGGTCATGTCCGAAAACGCCGCCATGAGCTGGTCGTCGGTGTAGACGGTCAGCCGCGTCAGGTCGCCGATGGTGCTGTCGATCTTCGGGCGCATCTGCTCGAACGACGTGCCGGCGTTTAGGACGGCCGTCCGCATCCGCTGCATGGACTGCTCGCCTTCGAGCGACTCCTCGATGGCCTTCTTGAAGAAGCCACCGAGCGCGGCCCCGATCCCGAGCGCAGCCAGCGGCGCCAGCAGGTTCTTGGCCTTGGTCGCAAAACTTTCGACGCCGCCCTCTGCTTTCTTGGCGGCGGTCGTGACGAACTCTTTGCCGTCGATCACGACCTCGATCTTCTTCTCTGCCATGTTACGCCGCGCCTCGCATGGTGTGGTCTGGGGGAAACGCCGCCTTCTCCAGCGCGCGATAGGCTCGGTCCACGCTCTTGTCCGTGCTCTGCGCCAGCCGCATGGCATTGGCCTGCGAGAGCTGCGCCCCCGCATCGAGCGCCATCAGCCCGGCGTACGTCGTCCACACAGCCGACGCGGGCGCGTAGCCGTCACTGGTCGGCCAGCGGTCGGGCGCGAAATACCACGCCGCGCCGAGCCGCACTTCGCAGGTGAGCGCGGCCAGCGCGAGCGTCGGCCCCTGCTTCGAGCTGGTCGGGTGGGCCAGCTTGCGGTGGGCCGCGATCAGTGCCGCCTCGGGGTCCACCGACGGGTCAATCTCGTGTCCTGGCACTGCCAGAATGCGGTCCAAGACCTGCGCCAGCAGCGCGTCCGGCATAGCGAGCACCAGACGCACCGGATCGCGCCACCAGCCGCGCCAGCCCGGGGGCGGCCCGAACGCGGCGCGCAGCAGCGCCTCGAGCGCCACCGGTGCCGTGTCCGCCAGCCGCATCTCGGGCAACAGCCGCAACAGCAGCGCGGCCGACACCGGCCGCGCCCAATACGTTCGCCCAGATACCACAAGCGGCCACGACGCCGTGGCTGCCGTGACCGCTCGCGCCGTGAAGGACACCTTAGTCGAACAGGACGGCGACGGCGTTGGAGCCCGAGCCGCGGAACGTCAGCTCGTACATGGCGATGGCGTCGTCGGCGGCCGGCTTGGCCGCGATCAGCTGCGCGTTGTTGAGCGTCACCGTGTAGCGGTTCGTGGCCGCCGAGCCAAAGCGCACCGACACCGTGATCGGCGTGGCCGCCTCGCGCAGCGCGTCCGGGGCGATGCCGCCCGTCGTGTGAAACGGCGAGCCCACCAGCGCCGTCTGCTCCACCATCAGCGTGATCTCTGGGCGCATCGCGCCCGGCACGAAGCCGAGATGGCCACCCGCCGCCGTGATCCGCGCGCGGGCGTTGCCGATGTTGCGCCCGAGCTTGAACGAGCCACCCTTCACGTCCGGCGCAACCCACGCGCCGATGCTCACGACCGCACCCGCGGCCACCGGCGGGATGATCGTCGGGTACTGGTACGTGATCGACGGCAGCGTCAGCGTGGTCGGCACGGCGCCGATGCCCTGCAACGCGAAGCTGTGCGTCGGCACGCCCAGGTCGTTGAAGTCGAACGACCAGTCGGCCAGCGCCCCGGCCATGATGTGCGACTTACCCTGCGCGTAGTGCCCCACGGTCAGGCTCTTGTAGCCGGTGCCCGCTGCGGTCGGCGTGTACGTGTGCGTGGTCGAGTAGGTGCGGTCGAAGCCGGACGCCTGCAACAGCAGGTCGACTTCGCGCGGCGGCAGCACAATGGCGCTGTACGTCGTGCCCGCGCCCTTGAAGAGCACCGGGAAGTCCATCTTCCGCCCGCGGCCGTTCGGGGCCACGCTCAGGGCGGGGAACAGCGTCGAGACGTCGCGGCCGATGTTGCCGTCGAACAGGTACTCCAGCTCCGTCGGGGCGGCCGGCAGGCCGTCACCCATGTACGGGTAGATACCATCACTGCCAGCGGTGAGCGTTTCGGCGGTGCCGTACACGGCCTCCACCTTCGCCATGTAGCCGGCGACCTGATTCAGCAGGGCGGGTACGGGCATTGCTTACTCCTGTGGGGGAAGGGGGGACGGCCACGACGCGGAGACCACTTCTCCCGTCGCCCAGGCGTCGTCGCTGGTCACGTACTCAAGGACAGCATCCTCATCGACCGCGATGCCCATCGGCACCGGGACGCGGCGCCATTCGCCGACGCGGTCAAGCAGGAAGTAAAAGTCGACCATGGGTTCTCCGGTTAGACGCCTTCGATGGTCCGCAGATCGCGGCCATGCACCGTGCAGCGCATCACGATGACGAGCGCGACATCTTCGATGGGCGCCTTGTGTTCGTCGGCCGCGTACTGGGTCACGTGAAACAACTGCGCGCGGTTGCGGAACTTGAGCGTGTCCGACTGCTGCGGCAGGATGGACAGCACCCGCCGCACGGCCCGCTCGGTCTGCCGCGCTTCGTTCAGCTTCTGCGTGGTGAGCGCCGAGCGGATGCTGTACCGGATCACGAGCTCGACCTCCGTCTTGCGGCTCGGCGTGACGGTGATGTCGTTCTCGCGCAGCATCCCACCCGCCACTTGCAAGAACGGACCGGCGCCGTCGGGGATCTGATCGAGCGCGGTCTGCGCGTCGCTCATCTCGGACAGCACCGTGGGCGCGCTCGGCACCGGGTCGCCGACTTCACGCGGGATGGTCAGCAACTGCGCCGCCACCCCAATCGTGGCGTCAGACAAGGCCGCCGTGACGATCCGCACCATCTCGGTAATCATGACGGCACCAAGATCCAGCGTTCCCAGTCGCCGTTCTCTTGGCGCAGCACCTCGCGCACGGTGTACGCGGTGCCGTCGTACGTGACGGACCCCTGACGGGCCACCGCGGGGACCGAGCCGACCGCCACCAGCACGGCCTTCTCGGACACCTTAATGCCGCCGCCGGCGCCGTCGTCGATCATCTCCTGCCGATCATCGAGCGGCACCATCACCGACACGGTGCCCACGCGCAGACACTTGGCGTCCGGTGACCGCGCCAACATCCGCGCGGTGAGCGTGGCCATGTTCATGCAATCACCCGACGGCGCCGCGTGACCGGCGCCGGGGTCGCCTGCGGCACGGGATCGCCGTGGACGACCACCGGCACCTCGATGGCGTCGGTCGCCACGGTTGCACGACCGGCCGCCACCCACGACTTCGCCAGCGGCTCGGGGAGGTCATAGACCTCCCCGGCCTCACACGCGGTGCCATTCGGGCCACCCGTTCCAATGAGCATCCGAATGCGCATCGCGGGTGCCTACTAGACCAGCAGGTCGCGGAACACGCTGAACGCGGCCGGCTGGCGGACCTGCACGTCGGCGAACTGGATCGACGTGATCTGGAGCAGGTTGCGACGGGCGAGCGTGTACGGGTCCACGATGATCTCGGCGCCAGCGCCCCACTCGCCGACCATGACGTTGGAGAAGTCGCCGAGGATGGCCGCGTGACAGACCGAACCCGACGTGCCCTTCACGAGCGTCGACGGCAGGTTGTTGGTGCTGTACGCCGGGGCGCCGCTCACCGTGTTCGTGTCGAGGTCCCACAGCGTCTTGCTGTCGGTCGACGCAATGCGCGGGATCGCGCCCATCGAGTACTTGATGCCCGGCGTCGTCACCCACGACACGTTGTCCGTGCTGGCGTTCGCCACTTCCAGCGCGCGGAAGGCTTCGAGCACCTTGGCGTACGTCGCGGCCAAGCCGTTCGTGCCCATGGCGATCAGGTTCGTGCCCGAGGCGACACCGACGCCCGTCGGCTGGTTCGAGGCGCCCGAGCCGTAGAACACCGCCGTGTCGATGGCGACCGCGTGCTGCGCGATCAGGTCGTTGAACACGAGCTGGTCGGCGGCCGGCGTCGACTGCGCAAGCAGCTGACGCGAGACCGTGGTGGACGCCTGCAAGCCCTTGGGGCTCAACGTGACCTGGTCGAGCGACAGCGACGTCAGCGACATATCGGAGCCGGGGGCTTCCGCCACCCACACCGCCGAGTTCGCGGCCGTCTGACGCGGGAACACCACGTTGCCCACGAGGCCGGGCATGAACTGCGCGCCGAGCGTCCCGATGGCGAGCGACCGCTGGCGGAGCAGGTCGATCAGCTCCGGGCGGAGTTCGCTGGCGACGATGTTGCCACCCTTCGCGGCCGTGCCGACCGACATCTGCGTGCGCAGGTTGAGCGGCAGGAAGAAGCTGGAGGCGTTGGTGTAGGTCCGCCCCGTCTTGGACGCGAACTCGTCCGAGACCTCGAACTCGAAGCCGTCGCGCTTGCCGGCGGCGATGCCGGACAGGGCGCGCATCAGGCTGTACTGCTTCTGCTCCTTCTCGGTCAGCGACACGGCCGGCGACGGCGCGGCGCTGTGCTCGGATGCCTTGTTCATACGTTCCAGCAGCTCCTTGCCGATGCTTTGCGGGTCACGCCCCGATGCGACGAGGGCATCAGCCTCGCGCGCCGAGAGGCCTGCCGAGGCGGCAAAGCCGTAGATTGCTTCCGTGCGCGAGCGCACTTCCGTGATGACGGGAGCCATCGACGCCGAGTCAGTCGGCGCGGTGGTCACCGTGGCCTGTTCGTCCACACGTGCCTCCTGTGCCTCTATCGAGGCGTCAGTGGGTGATGGTGCTGCTTCGCTCGCCGGATGCGAGCGCCCGATGCCGACCGTAGGGTCAGCGGGGATGGGGACCGTGCTCACCTCGAACACGGTCCAGTTGCGGTACCGGCGCACGTCCATGCCGTCGGCCGTCCGCTCGGTGGTGTAGTCGTTGCCGGTCTGGTAGCCGACGGACACCATGGGGCGGATCCCGTCCTCGATGTCCTGGCGGATCTCCTGCGCCTTGGCCCCGCGCGAGAACTTGATCCAGCCGCGGAGCGTGCGGTCTTCGCCGATGGTCAGGTCGGTCACCAGCCCGTACTGGTCGCGCGAGTCATGGGACAGCAGCAGCGGGATGCCGCGCTGCGCCCACGCCATGTTGACCGCGTCGGGGGAGTGATCGAGCACTTCGAGGAAGGCGGCGCCCTGCTCGGCGCGCATCACCGGGAGCTCGCTCGAGATCGCGACCGGCACGCGCACATCGCCATCGGCGCGGCTGTGTAGCGCCCGCGCGTCGATCTCGATGCCGCACGCCAGGGAGCGGGTGTCCACGTTCAGTGGTGTCATGATATGGCTCGTAAGGGTCGGACCGGCGCAGCCGGTGGGGCGTTGGTGGCGTCGGCGGGATCGGGCGTCGTGTCCGCCGCGTCCGCCGTGCCGAGATCCACGCCCTTCGCTTCGAGATACGCTTCTTCCTCGGCCCGCTCATCGACCAGCGCCGAGAAGGACAGCCCCTGTTTGTTCGCTTCGCGGGTGCGCGTCGTCAGCCCGAGCGACAGCAGCACGCCGATGGCGTTGGCGTCCTTGAGCGGGTCCACCCACGGCCAGCGCCGCGGGTGCCACACCGACGCCTCGGCAATCGTCTCGGCGTTCTGCCCCGTCGGCATCGCAAACGCCCCGAGCATCGGCGCCGTATCCAGCCACAGCCGGAACACGGGGGCCACGATGGTGGCGATGAACTGCGTCTGGGCGCCCTGCCACGCATCGCGCTCGACCAGCAGACCGGCCCGCATCGACGAGTAGTTCACGTCGCTCAGGTCGCCCGTCAGGCTGGCGTAGGCCACGTGCAAGCCCGACGCGATCTTGCGCAGCAGATGGCGCGCAAACACGTCGTATTCCTGCGTCGGCTGGCCGGGGTCGAGCATCTTGACGTCCCAGCCCTGTGGCAGCGTCCACCACTCGCCCGGCGCCTGCTCGATCTGCGGCGGGATGCCGCCATCGCCGTCGAGCGGCTGCGCGTCGGCGCCGGGGATCAGCGCGCCCATCTTGCTGGCCGTCACGCGGTTGAGCACCACGATGGCCTCGTCCGTCTTTTCCAAGTGCTGCAACAGCAGCATGACGGGCGCAAGCGCCGTGACACCACGGGCCTGCTGCGGGCGCGAGCGGTGCCCGAGATACAGCAGCCGGTTGGCCGGCAACACGCGGTGCGTCCGCGCGCCGCCGTCCGACGGGTGCGCGGTCAGCAAATGGTAGCCGACCACGCGACCGACCACGTCGTACTCGATGCCCTGCACGACGCTCCCGCCGCGGGGCGTGCGGTCGAGATTGAGCTGCTCATCGAGCAGGTCCGCGTCGAGCGCTTTGACGAAGAGCCCCGAGGGCGCCGCGGCCGACGGGATCAGCTCCAGCAGCGCTTCGCCCTCGATCTTCCACGACTCGACGATGGTGCCGCACACCTCGATCCACGACTGCCCGTCGGGGGTGCAGGACGCCGCCCACTTGTACCACGCGGCCTCGATCTTGGCCCCCGATCCGGCGCTCGTGCCGCGGCTGGTCGGGACAATCGCCTGCAACGTGATGCCGTCCGGCCCGATCACGTTGTCGCGCACGAGCGCGGCGTAGCGGGCGACGATGGGGCTGTTCTCGCGCAGCTCGCGCGCGCGAAACCGCAGCGCCTTGCCTTGGTAGCGGGTCGCCTTGTCCGCGCTCTGCGCCGTGCCGGGCCAGTCGGCCAGCAGGCGATGGGCGCCCGCCGCCGCGTAGCTGCGCCGAGAGACCGGCTCGCCGCGCCACGCGCTCGCGACCGCGCGCCACAGTCGGGTGGGCAAGGGCACGCGGTTCATCGGGCGAACTGGATCGAGACCGTCCCGAACGCCCCGCCGCCGCGCAGCTCACGGGCGCGCTCACGGCGCCAGTGCGCTTCTTCGCGGTGGACGTCGGCCAGCGTGTGCATCTGCACTTGGCGCCCCCCGATCTGGAACATCTTCATCTCGCCCGCCAGGATGCTCTCGCGGGCCGTGCGGCAGATCGCCAGCATCCGCTCGGCGTAGCTCTGCCACTCGCCCGCCGCCGCCGTGCCGATGTCGGCCAGCACGTCGAGCGTGCCCCGGTCGAACGTCTCGACCACCGACCCGAGCGCGGCGCGCAGGCGCCACTGGTATAGGGCAGGGCTCAGGGTCGCCGTCTGGGCGGCCGTCAGCGTCAGCGCATGGTCGGCACCCGACGCGGTGGCGGTCGCGGTCAGGACCGTCGGCCCCGCCAGCGCCAGCGACACCACCCAGCCGGCCGTGGCGGGGTACTCCGACAGCGACAGCGTGACCGCCACCGAGTCACCGGCCGTCACCGTCGCGGGCATCTGCGTGAGAAGAGTCGTCACGACCGCATGATGGCGCGAGCGGCTGGCGCGTCCTACGGGACAGCGGGGTGACTATGAACCAACGGGGCGGTTTTACTCTAGGCGGCAATCGCCGGTGTGGTGCGTTGACTCCACGGGATGCGGTAACACCGCCGCCGCCCGTCTCCGTTGCGCTGTTGCAGGTACCCTCGACGCACCAGCGTGTGCAGCGCCCGCCCTGCCGTCTGCTCCTTGCAGCCGATCAGCGACGCGAGCGCCGCCGCCTTGACCTCGCGCCACTCGTCCACCGTCAGCAGGTCCATGAGCAAATACATGGCCGTCCGCGTCGTCGGCGACAGGGTCCGGTCGTGTTGCGCTTGGTCGACCGAGCGGGGCACCCAGCCGCCCGTCATCGCATCCACCCGCTCGACCGGCGCGGCATCCACCCGTTCCCCGGCTTGGGCGCCGACGGCAGGGGCGCATCGGATGCCACCGGCGCCGAAACCGTCGCGGGCGTCCCCGCGGCGTTCACCTTGTCCACTTCGCTGGCCAGAGACGCCACCGGCACGGCCAGCAACAGCGCCGCGTAGGCGTACGTCTCGCAGTCGGCCACCTCGTTGCGCACGCCTGGCGTCGCTTCCCACCGCCGCTTGCGGGTCCGCTCGTCCACCCGGCGCCGCATGGACAGCAGCTGCGTGATGTAGTCGTCGTCGGCGTAGCGGTTCAGGTGCAGATAGCCCGGCCCCACCGCATCCATCGCCAGACGGCGATACAGACGGTCCATGATCGCGTTCACGCCGATCAGGAACAGGCGCCCCGGCTTCACCTTGGTCGGCTTGGCGGGGATCATCGAGGCCGTCGGGTTACTCGATCCCTTGATCGCGTACACGTGCTGGGCGCCACGGCTCGCGCAGTACGTGTACACCTGCTTGCTGTGCGTCCCGTCGCCCGCGTCGATGGCCATGGCACGCAGCGGGAGCGCGACCCCCGACTCGTGCAGCCACGTCCGGCGTGTCCGGAACTCCTCCAGCGCCGCCCACCACTCGGGCTGACTCGTGTCACCGCGCAGGATCACCCGTTCAATCAGCCACGAGGTCTCGCCGATCCCCCACGCCCGCACCACGATCTCGCCGCGGTCGTGCTGCAAGTCCACGCCGGCCGTGACCACGCCCGCCTCGCGCGGCACCAGAAACCGGACGGGCGCGTCCTCTTCGGTGCCGTCGTACCGCACCGCGCGCGTGAGCAACGCCGACTTGACCGTCTCGGCCGTCTGGTCGCGGTACAACTCGCCGAGCGTGGTGTTGAAGAACGCCCGCAGCATCTCGGCCCGGAGCGCGGGATCTTTCTGGCCGTTCGCGGTCACGAACTCTTGCGCGACTTCCTCCCACAGCGCGAACGCCGCCACCAGCCCGTGGATGTGAAACGACCGCTTGTGCGGTGCGCGCGCCTCAGCCGTGGCCGTCCACCGGCCGGCGCGCAACAGCGCCCCCTTCGACCGCGCCGGGATCAGGAACTCACAGGCCGCGCAGCAGTACGCCACTGACTCGGGCGCGACCTTGCCCGCGTCGTCCACGCCCCACTTGAGCCGGTCGAATTGCAGCACCTGCCAGTGGCCGCAATCCGGACAGGCCACCTCGTAGACCTCCTGCGTCCCTTCGAGGTAGCTCGGCCAGATCAGCGACTCCTCGGCCGACGTGGGGGACGACACCTCGACGATCTTGCGCCGCCGCTGGAACGACCGTGTGCGGGCGCGGGCGATGGCTTTCACGTCGCCTTCGGTGCCCGCCGACCGCGGGTGGCGGTCGCGCTCGTCGAGCAGCACCACACGCTTGGGACGCATGGCGAGACCAGACGGGGCGTTGGCGCCGGTGATGTCGAGCTGTCCCGAGGCGTACGACTTGCTCAGTATGGTGTTGTTCGACTCACGCGACCGCGCGGGCGCGATCAGCGCCGACAGGGCCGTGCAGTCGCGGATCATCGGCGCCACGCGGTCCTTCGAGAACGACTCGCCCGTCTCGACCGTGGGCTGCACCACCAGCATCGGCGACGGCTCCTGGTGGACGAAATAGCCGATCGCGTTCAGGATCAGCTCCGTCTTCGCCGCTTGGGACGGGCTCACCACCACCACCTCCTGCGTGGTCCGGTCGCTCACCGCGTCCATGATCTCGGCCAGATACGGCACCATGCTGTTCATCCACGGCCCGTGATTCGCCGTGGCCTCGGGACTGAGCACCCGATAGCGCTCGGCCCATTGGCTCATCGTCAGACGGGGTAGGGGGCGGCAATGCCGGCGGAACCGCTCGCGGGTAACCCGGTTGAGCGCCTCGCGCCCGAGCTCGTGCGTCATGCCGCCACCTTCGCGGGCTCCGGCTCGTCGATCACATCCTCGTCGAATGTGGACAACTCGACCACGATGCGCTCCGCTTCGGCCTCGGCCGCCGCTTCGGCATCGCTGCCAAGGTGCGCCAAGCGGACCGGCAGCGCGCGCAGCCGCGCCGTCAGCCGGTCGAGCACGCGCGCCAGCGCCGCCTCGTAGTCGGCGACGGATACCACTTCGCCCCGCGCTTTCGCCACCTCAATCTCGGCCAGTTCGGCCTCGGCGTTCGCCTTGCGGGTGCGCGCGCTGTCGAGGTCGCCCGGGTTCGCGTCCTTGACCGCCACGCGGACCAGCTCCTGCTCGCGCCAGCGCATGAACGCCGGCCACTGCACCCACACGCGGGTGCCGTCCTTGCGGATCGGGGCGCCAGGGCGGGCGGTCCACTGACCGAGACCCTGCTGCGTCATGTGCAGGCGGTTTGCCGCATCCGTCAGCGTGATTTCACCAGTGTTCGCGCGGACGGGCGCAGCGGGGCGCGCCTTTTTCGTGGCCTGTGGGGCGGCGGCGGTCATGGGCGGGCAGGGCAAAGAAACACCGGCGTGCCGGGGGCGCTCGCTAGTGAATTACCGAGGCTGTGCGGTTTC